AACACGACAGAACATGAGTGGAGATTTCCAAGCGGAGCAAAAATTCAATTTAGTTACATGGACAAAGACGAAGATCGATACAGGCATCAGGGTAATGAATATCAATGGGTGGGATGGGATGAATTAACTCACTGGGCTACACCTGTTTGTTATCGCTATCTTCAGTCAAGAACAAGATCCAGCAACCCAGATATCAAATGTTATACCAGAGCAACCACAAATCCAGGGGGGCGCGGTCATGCTTGGGTCAAAGACCACTGGAGAATCAAACACGATGGGAGTTCTTCAAGCTTTGTTCATGTAGATCGGTTTGGAGACAAGGAAGCTAAAAGTTACAGGCAATTTATACCAGCAAGGTTAGACGATAACCCATACCTGAGTAAAAGCGGATATCGTGAAATGCTGATGAAGCTCCCTGAAAAAGATAGAAAGAAACTATTAGAGGGAAGATGGGATGTAGTCGAAGGGCAGTTTTTTACATCTTGGGATCCGGTTAGGCATATTGTTGAGCCTTTTGTGATACCGCCCGATTGGCCTCGATGGAGAGGCATGGATTGGGGCTCCACAAAACCTTACTCGATTGGGTGGTTTACCGTAGATCCGGATGGGGTGATCTATATGTATCGTGAGCTCTACGGTTGGGGTGGTGAGGCGAATGTTGGTACGAAGGAATCAGTGAAGCAGGTTGCTAAGAAGATACATCATTTTGAAAGGCATGAAAAGGCAAGGGGGATTGAGTTTAGAAATAACCCTGCTGACTCCTCTTGCTGGTATTCAAAAGGTGAAGGAATTACTATCACTGAACTTTTCAGGCGTGAAGGTGTTACATGGCGACCATCAAAAGGTGGCCCGAATAGCAGAGTAAATGGGTGGTGGACTTGTAACCAGATGTTGGTAGAAGGAACTTTCAAAGTGTTTTCCAACTGTAAACATTTTATTAGGACTGTACCAAGTTTGCAGGTAGACGAAACAAAGCCCGAAGATGTTGAAACAAGAAACCAAGAAGACCATGTTGCTGATATGTGGCGATATGCTATTCAGGTAGTTCATAAATATCAAAAGAAGTTTCTTGAAAAACCAAAGGCCGGATACATGACCTTTGATTACATTATTAACTTAGATCAGAAGCGTGAAGAGAAATCTATTTATAGATTTTAATAACAACAACCCGAAGGAGATTCAAATGTTAAAGATGAACACGGTAGTATCAGCACAGGCAACAACCGCAACTGGGGCTTCTGTTGAGCAATCAGCAACACCATATTTGCCGGGAACAACAGTTATAGCCATGATTCAACCTGCGGCTTTTAGTGGTACGGCTATTATTCAAGGATCCGATGATAATTCAACGTGGTCCACTCTTCAAACATCAGGAACATTATCTACTGGTAGTGAAATCCAGTTTGCCCAGGTGACTTTGCCTAAATATGTACGATCAAACGTTACCAGAACTGCTGGAAGCGTATCAATGTACATTATGAACGCTGGCTAATGGGGTTAACTAATGGATGATATTCAATCAGAAGTAGAAGGTGTCTTTAAGCAAACGAACTTTGAGGGGCCAGATTCTTCAGGCAATACTTCTAAAGCCCAGAAGTCTTTAGCACAGCTTTGGACTGACCGGCTGGAGTCTGCCAAAATTAACTTGGCCCCTCACAGGGATAAGATTGCTGAGATGCGGAAATATGCAAAGGGTGAACAGCATGATGATGATAGCAATACGCTTGTAAGAGCAAATTTGATTCACGCTCACATCAGGCGTTCTGTTAATCAAACTTATGCTAGGAACCCTAAGTTTTCTATTGTTCCAACTGAGAATATTGATCCATCAGCTTATCGGAAAATGCGGTTGTTTGGTAAGACTTGCGAAATAATTCTAAATCGTTTTCTTGACGATGCAGGGTTAAAGCGTAGGGCTAAATCCGCATTAAGGGCGGCAAAGACTACTGGCATTGGATGGGTGAAAGTTTATTACCAAACGAAGAAAGAGCCTAATCCAATAATAGTAAATAGGATTCGGGACACACAAGATGATTTAGAACGTATGCAGTTTTTACAATCCGAAGTATCTGATCCGGAAACTAAAGAACACCAAGAACGTCAAATGCTGGAAATACAGCAATATGTTGATTCTTTAAGCAAAGAAAAAGACATGATTGTATCTGAAGGCTTGGTAATTGATGTTGTGGACTCAAACAATATTTTATTGGATGTATCCACAATTAGAAACTTTGACGATTACCAATTTGCTCCATTTATCGCGGAAGCAATATGGATGAATAAGGAAGAAGCCCGATCCCGATGGGGGAAAATTCCTGCTGGGACAAAGGATTACGCCTTGAACAAAGAAGAATCCTATCCGCAAAAAATTGGAGTGGACCGCAAGACAGTTGATGAGGGGAGACAGGATCTAATCAAGATATTTGAGATCCATGATCGCATGAACAAGCTTGTTCATTATCTCCCCGATGGTGCTACGGAATTTCTGCAAGAACCTATCTCCCCGACATTTGTTGGTGAACAATGGTATCCATATTTTCCGTTAGCCCAAAATTTAGTTGATGGACAATTCTTCCCACTATCCGATGTTTCTTTGCTTATGGAATTGCAGGATGAACACAATTCAGCAAGGACTAGGTTTAAGGAGCATAGAGATATTTGTATCCCGCATTGGGTGGGAAAACGCGAAGAGGTCACTGAACGCGATGGCAATTCAATTAAGGATGCAACGGCTGGCGAGATCGCGCTTATTGATGGCATTTCCGGCCAGCCTATTAGAAACAGTGTTGATGTATTTGCGCCACCGCCAATTGATCCTGCGGTCTACGATACCTCGCATACGGAAAGAGACATTGAAAAAGTTGTTGGGGGTGGTGAGGCAACGCAACCCAAAAGTAATCGATCTCGTACTTTGGGTGAAGCTCAAATGCTTAGTAACGATATGCAAGGTCAAGTTACGGCTGATACGGATGAGGTTGAAGATTGGTTCTCCAAGATAGCAAAACACGTTCTTGAATTGTTATTGCAAACGTTAACCATTGAACAAGTAACCGCAATCGCAGGGCCAGAAAGCCAGATCAAGCAAGACGAGCAGGGTATGCCAACTGGGGAAATGTCAGATGGTGTTGTTTGGCCCGCAAATGAATTAAACCGAGGTCAGATATTCAACCTTTTGAAACTACAAATTCAGGCTGGAAGTTCTGGCAAGCCTAATAAGGAGAAAGAAACTCAATTATGGACGCAATTTGTTCTTCCTAAAATGACAGAGTTAATAAGTACGGTAGCTCAATTGAGAGAGCAAAAACAGGATGATCTCTCTGAATCTTTAATTCGACTTGCACAGGAAACATTAAGGAGACTTGATGAAAGATTTGATGTTGAGGAATTTTTACCGAGACAAACAGAAGCTCCACCATCTCAGGAAGAAATGGCTCAAATGCAACAGGCACAAGAAGCCCAAGCACTGCAAATCGAAGAGCTTAAAGCTGAAATTGAGGAAACAAAATCTAAAACGGTCAAAAACCTTGCCCAAGCAGAAAAATTCTCAGAAGAGGCTGATAGAGATAATTTCAGGGACGGTCTTGATGCGTACAAGGCGCAAACAGATTCAGATATGAAGGAAAAAGAAATGATGCAACGAGAAAGATTGAGTAGACAAAAAGAAGCTACCAGTAAATAACGGAGGTTTTATGATTGAAGAAACGGCTGTAACACCGGAATCGCCACCGGAAGATGTAGAAGTCAAAGAAGAAGCAAATGAAAGCGTAACTCCGGAATCGCTACCGGAAGAAGAAAGCGTAATAGAGGACTCGCAACCTCAAGAAGATGAAGAAAGTTCGGAATCATCTCCCGAAACAGAAGTAGAAGCTATTACGAAAGCCTTGGCTGAAAATGCCGATGAGACTCCAGAACCTGAGAAGCCGGTTGAGGAAACTCCTCCTGTAGAAGAAAAAGCAGAAGAGGAGCAACAAGAACCGGAAACATCAGATGATTCTGATTTGTATGCGGAACCGGAAGGATTGAAGCCTAAAGCCCAAGAGCGATTTCGGGCTCTTGTAGATAACAATAAATCTGTTACGCAAGAACTTGAAGGTGCTAAACAGGCAATGGCTGAAATTCATAAGACCGTTGAAAATAGCGGTATGAGTCCGGAAGAATTTGGGCAAATGATTTCTTATGCTCAATTTGCAAACTCTCAGGATACGGACGATCACGAATACGCCTTTAAGCTTATTGAAGCTGAATATCAAAGGATGGCAACCAAGATTGGCAAAGAAGTTGAAGGCGTGGATTTGTTTGCGGATTTCCCAGACATAAAAGCAAAGGTTGATGGCTATGAGTTGTCGAAGGAAGATGCTCTTGAAATCATAAATTCAAGAAAGCAGAACTCTCCGAAACCTCAACAAGAGCCACCGCAGAATCAAGTTAAGGATGATGCCGAAGAAAAAGCTGACGCAATAGAAGGAGTTAAATCTTTTATGGAAAGCATGGCTAAAACTGATATTGATTTTGGGACTAAAGAATCAATCTTGCTGGAACAAGTTAAGGAAATACAAGATAACTATCCAGTAAAGCAATGGCCCGTAATAGTTAAGCAAATCTATAACAATATTGGGCGATTAGGCTCTAAAACTAAACAGGCGAAAAAAGCTAGTGATAGCGCACCACTAAAATCCACAACAACGACAGGAGGAGCATCAGCCCCTCAGTCAGCTTTGGATGCGG